AGTACCAGTTGACCTATCTAGAAGTACCCAGTCACTCTTCAGTGTATTCCTAGGCAAATTGGGTATCTCTAAAGGAGACTGGGTACTTCTAGATAGGTCAACTGGTACTGCTAAGGCTGTTTTCTCTAAAAAGAAAGACTACGGTTTCAAGTTAGGGGTTGTAGTTCACGCTGAGCACTATGTGGCTGAGGGTATTACAGATAACGGCATCCTTTTCAATAATTACTATGAATACCAATTCAAGAATCGTAATCTTGTAGATGCATTTATCTGCTCTACTAAAAAACAAGCTGACTTATTATCTGAGCAGTTAGGTGGATTCAAGCGAGTATATGTTGCCCCAGCAGGTTACCTAGAAGAGCTTAAAGGTGGAGGTTTCGAGGATACTAGGGTTAAGGGTAAGTTCGTAACTGTATCTCGCCTATCTGATGAAAAGAACTTAGATATCCTAATCAAAGCATTTGCAGTAGCTAATCAAGGTAAAGTTCTGTCGGATGGTAGTGAACTAACTCTAGATATCTACGGAGAGGGTTCTGAACGTAGCAACCTTGAAAAGCTAATCAAAAATTATGACGCTGAGTCTTTCATCACTCTAAAAGGTCACCAAAAGATGGATGACCTATATCAAGAGTACTCAACCTATGTATCTGCATCCTTTGCTGAGGGGTTCGGTCTTTCACTGATGGAAGCAGTAGGCTCAGGTTTGTTTATTGTAGGATATAATGTCGACTATGGTAATACAAACTTTGTAGTCGAAGGTCGCACAGGTGTTCTTTGCCCAGTAGATGTTGATAATCACGACTCTGATGAAAATATCTCTATACTAGCTTGGGGTATTCGTAAAGCAGTAAATGAGCTAGACAATTATGAGTTCGTTTATGACGTAGCTAAGAATTACCTAAAACCTAAGGTAGCACTTGCTTGGAAGGAGTTACTAAAATGATTTTACTTGTAACAGAGTATGATAGTATAGCTTGGGATTTACATTATACTTTACTTAGAACTAGGGGTGATGTTCCTGTCATTAGTCTTGAGTCTAGTCCTAATTTGCCAGAAGATGTTACATCTATTTGGTCTGCTTTATATGTGGACTGTTTAAACAATAAACAAACTCCATTACATATAAATAATTTACCTTTACCTCTAGATTACGAGGTAGAGCGAGTTGACGGAAGGTTCTTAATCAAAACGATTGACCGTGTTATTGGAGAAGTAATTATCTCTGAACCTACTATTGAGCGTATTATTTCTGAAATCCATTGGTTTGATGAAAAAGGAACAGTATTCAAGAAAGATTACTACAATGAGTACGGTTTTATGTACAAGAGTTCTTCATTTATTGGAGGTTTTGGTCTAGCAGGTAGTCAGTTTTATTCTAGGGAAGGTAAATTGTTAGCAACTTGGAACCATCAAACTGACTCCGTGGTAGTTGGTACAAAAATCTTTCCTACATTGTCTGAATTTTACTTGTACTGCCTAGAAATCTTGGGGTATCAAGATAAAGGGATTGTATTCAACAACTTAGGTGATCCTTTACAGGTTATTATTTCTAGGTCTAATCAAGGTGGTAACATACCAGAAAATCTTTTAGTATTTTCTGAACGTGTAATGAAATTACCTAAGAATGTAGATTACATCTTATCTCACCCAGAACTAAATACTACTGTAACTGTAGGTGGGTTTGACGGTGCAAAAGATTTATGTAATGAAGCAATTTCTAGCTTTGAGTTCCTATCCCCTGTGTATAAGGATATGCAATCCAAAGATGGTAGTGATGTTGTAATTACTACAGAAACAGATAATATTTGGGAATTAGATAAAATAGTTTCTAGTTGCCCTACTATCAACTTCCATATCGCAGCTCCGACTAAGATGTCAAGCAAGTTAAAGGACTTTGAAAAGTATTCTAACGTTAATTTGTACCCTCAAGCTAGTCAATCTCAGGTAGAATCTTTGCTTGAGAAAGCACCTATCTTTTTAGATATAGCGAATTCTCGGACTGTCTATAACGCTAATGTAATGGCATTACGCTATTCATGTTATCGACTAGGGGTATGGGGTATCTCAAGTGGGCAACATATTTCTGATATGTGCATGTATAACTCAAATGATTCTGAGTTCTTGATTCAACACTTGAATTACATAACCTCAGATTTAGCAAAACTCCAACAACTTCTAGAAGAAGAGAATACTGCGATAGGTTACAGTTACGATGTATAAGTCTTGTTGCTTATTTGCCGTAATTATTGTAAAATATTTATAAAGTATTTTAAAAGAAAGTTGGTATTGTGTAATGTGTAATCATTGTAATCATAGTGGTGATGACCAGAAAGCGCAAGAATATGGTCAAAAAGTTTTTCTATCGCAACTAGCGGAAACTTCAACAGAAATCTCTAAAATGACTTCAGGTATTTTGGCTAAAGATATTGATGGTCAAGTTGAAATTTATTCTTTTGGTTCTCTAAAGGATATTCTTTCTATATCTAGTAATGCTTATTTAGGTAGCTTAGAGTTTGCTCTTGAAAATGCAATAGAGGGAGATAATGTTTTATCTCTTATGGGACTGTATGGTCACTTATTACATGTATCAAAACATATTGAGGAGTTTGTACATAAGGCAGGAGAGGCTCAAGCAGAAATTTTAGAGCGTCTAGGGAAGGAGTAACCATGGAAGAAACTCAAAAGATGAAAGAAACCTTGCAAAAGTTAGCAGATAACCTAGAGTATGCAAATGGGGTAGTCCTTATCCGAGGTTCTAATTCTGAGAACTCAAAGGATGTAAAAGTAGATTTATACGATTTAAATCCCCACCTTACTTTATCTGCATTGCTTGCTACTGCTTATGAGGTTTATGTATCTAGCCTTTATTCTCTCGCAGTTAACCTAAGAAATGGTACTCAAACAGAGGAAGAGGTAAATGAAATCAACAAAATGCTTGAATCTATGTTTAAGAGGTTTAACTCCTTACAGAAAGAAGAAGCAGAACAATCTTACGCTTGCCGTAAAGGAATTATTAAATCACTAGAAAAGGAAAATTAAAATGGCACCAAAAGATATTAAAGACGGAACACTTGTAGACGGACGTGTAGTCCTAAAAGCCGAACTAGGTAATTTCCTACACGGGAAATCGTTCCAAACAGCAAAAGAAAAGATTGCATTGTTTGCAGCAATCCACGCAGCTGAGCGAGCAGAGGAAAACCCTTTGCAACTTCAAGAAGAAGATTACAATGACCTTATGTATGCAGTTACTACTGGCTTGTATGTAGTCGACACTGGTAACTACTACATTAACGTAGGTCAACCTGTTAATCGTGAAGAGTTTCTTTCTCTGTCAGGGGTACAAACTAGTGAAGATGGTACTCAACTCTTTGATTGGGACTTTGAAAGTTTTGCAAATGCTAAATTGTTTAGTAAAGAAGAAATTGAAACTATTGTACCAGAACCTTACCGTAACCCACGATATGTTATCATGGAAAACATTGCTAAAGAACGTTATGGTGTATTTGGGTAGTAGGGGTTATTCATGGTTTTAGTTTTAGGGTTAATCGTGTCAATTGTACCCCTTATGCGCCTAAAGGATTTTGTCCTAAGCGGAGGTGTTGGTCTTAAAGAGTTACCTCAATTAAGTCAACTATCTTGGCAACAGTTACGGTCATACCTAAAGGGATTTGTGGACGTTTCCAACTCATGTGCAGGTTTTGAAAAGTTCGAGGTAGAAGATAGTCAAGACCAATTACTTATTTATACTCTGATTGACTCTTTCTTAGAGTATGTTGGTGTTTAATTTTTAGTACAATTAGATTCTAAAGAGCAGGCAATATGCTTGCTCTTTTAATGTATTCTTGGTACAATAGTATTAGAAATTAGTAGTGGTATTTTTATACTATTTACAAGAGGAGGTAGACAGTATGAATGAAGGTTATGTTGTAGTAGTTTGTTCAGACTGTAAATTTAAAGGGTTAGTTCCTATGTTTACAGGTGACAGTGAGGATGAATTGATTTGTCCCAGATGTAGTTCAGATAATATTGAAGTTTGCTAGGAGAAAGATATGACAGAAGTAAAAACATTACCTATGGAGTCTGTAATTCAACCAAATACTGAGTTGTTTATCCATAATGGAAATTACACTCAATACTTTATTGAAGACTATCTAACTGGTGAACTTGTCATGCTACTAAGAACACCTAATGGAGATGAAGTACACTCACTACCTAAAGGTACAACTTACAAGGATATAAACCCTAAACATAATGGTGTTGTGTACCCTATATCTAAAGGTATTCACCAATTTAATAGTACAGATTTTGTAACTACAACGTTAGGTATCTATCGAATACATTTAGAAGAAGGTGTATCTTACATTTCCTCAGATATGAATAAATTATATGATGAGGTCTTATTCAAGTTAGAGAACTTAGCTACTGGTGGATATTACTACGCTAAGTTTAATGAAATTCACCAACCTAACACTAAACAATTCTACAATGACCTGTATAATCTATACACAGTAGGATATCCTATGGTACAGGCTTTTATTAAGGGACTTATCTATAACAAAGAGTATGCAGACGCTTTGTCTTATGGCGAAGCTTTAAGGGTATCAAAAGATATTAAAGCACTAAAAGATTTATTCTCAAATACTAAGTATGGTTACATTTCTACTCCAGGAAAATACAATGTTACTGGTTCCGACTATCACTACTTTACGGAGTTGAATGAAAAGGGTGATACTGTAACTATCAAGAAGTTCTATTTCCCATCAACAGCTGAAGAACCTTACATTCCCTATAAGTTGGTATCTGTAAAAGAAGTAAGCGTACAGGATTTTCAAGATGGATTAGCAAAAATTGCAGAACGTAATGTAGGTAAATCTCTTAAGATATTGTTGACTATGTATGCAGAGGGTTCAGGTTTCTTCTTCCCAACGGAAAGAACCTTTGATAAAATGCCTACAAATTATGAAATAGCTTTAACTAAAGGAGAATAAAGTATATGAAAAAAGTTTTAAAACAGTTCGCCACGTCTAAGTGGTTTGATTGGTTTGGAGTCGCATTGGTAGTGGGTATCGCTATCTCAGCAGGGTATCTAGGAACACGCCTAGATAAGTTCGTTAATTGGGGTTCGTGGACTGCTCTAGTGCCTTTTGGCTTAATCTCGGTAATCAACGTTGGTATCTCTATGTTATCAACTAGATTTACTGGTAAACTAAGTAAGTTAGGTAACTACTTAGGAATTATCAATGCAGTATTATCGGGTGTAATTGACTATATTCTTGGTAACAAGGCAGCTATTATTACCTACCCAGTAACATTTATTATCTACATCGGTGCGATTTACTGGTGGGGTACTCAACAAGAAGGTAAAGCAAGTACTTTATCTAAAGCTCAGTTACGTTGGATTGTACCAGTAATGGTTGTTGTTTCCTTTATTTTCTCTTACTGGACAAACAATATTGGTTATCAAGGAAACATGAATGCTCTAGCTTATGTAACTACTGTTGCTTTTGCATTATCTTTGGTTGCTAATGGGTTAAACGTACTTAAACTAACAACTCAGTGGAGTTTTTGGTTGTTCTATAACTTTGTTCAGTTAACTAAAGCACTTATTCAAGGAAATTTTGCCAACGTTGGCAAATACATTTTCTACATTTTCAATAGCTTGGGTGCTTTGTTTATTTGGAAGGATAGTGAATAAGTATCATGTTTAAGGTAAGTTAATAGGCTTGCCTTTTTCTTATAAATATAGTAAAATATTTATAAAGTTTATTGGTGTACTATTAGTTATAGCACAAGAAAGAGGTAAATATGAATAAAGAAAGAACTTGGGATACGTTTTATGTTACATTGGGTAAGAACGATACTGAATATGTTTTCAGCTCTATGGAATATTCCAATAAAGTACGAAATATTGTAGATATTGCAGAAAGTTTGGGATTAAATCACAAACAAAGGTTTGTAGATGGAATTGATATTCCTCTAAGTAGGCATTTCTATCTTACCTTAAACTTAGGAAAAGATTGTCTGATGTTAGTTGGAAGGTATCACGAAGATACAGTTATTCAATCTAGCATAGTTAGAGAACTAATCCTCAATGGGTATGATTTGGAATTTGATGGTCACATGATTCTTATCTCACTTAACGAGAAGAAGGATACAAAAGAGACTATTATTTCTTTGAAGGCTTTAGGTGACAAGTTCCCTAACGGGTTTAACTAAGAAAGGAAAAGATAAATATGGAAAACTACACTACTTTTAAGGTAAACGGTTTTAGTATTTCTAAAGCCTTAGACAAGTTGAATGCAGTAAATAAAACATACACTAGAATAGTAAAGATTAAACGTCATTTTGGTTATTTCTTATTTACATGTGAGAGTCTTACTTTACCAGAGAAAGACTTCTATCTAAATAAGGTTGATTTATCTAATCTTTCTGATGAAGAGTTGCTAACACTCTTAACATCTTCTCTAGTTAAGGGGTATAAAGAAAACCTATTCAAAGGTTCAATGAGTATCAAATATAATATGGATACAGAGTTCATCTCATCAATGCGAAGTAAATACTTAGCAGATGTGGCTTTTGTAAAAGGAATTAACCGAATTATACAATATGCTCGTAAAAGAAAACTTAAGATGTCTGAGTATAGATTTGAGAAGTTAGTAACATCTTTGGGTTATAAAATCCAGTGGGGATTCCCTAGAAATGTTAGCATTAGGGGAAGAGCCTACAACTTTAAAACAGTAGAATTTATTTAAGGAGTTATTTTATGTTATTTAGAAAAGGTGACTTAGTAAAAGCATTCATCTTCTTGATGCTCATAGAGGTATTAACAGCCTTTGGTACGCTTATTTATCTAGCAACTAGTGTCAACTCAATGCCTAATTGGGGACTTGGTCTAACAATGTCCGTAACTTTCTTTGTTGTGATGGTAGATTGTATTTTAGGTATCCTAATTTTTAAAGTAGAGGGTATTAAAGAAATAGGAACGATTAAAGTTTTCGAAGAAGACTTACAAAATCCAACAGATTTGTTTAGTCCAGTATCTACAAAATCAGACGAAACATTTGACGATGAAGTTGACCTAGAGTTCATCAGCAATATCAGCGGTGATGAGTTGTTCGGTAACGATTTTGATGTCGAAGAAGATGAGGTAGAATTAGAAGAATTAAACTTCACTTCACGTTCTCGTAGCGATTTCCTAGAACATAAAACATCTTTGCAACCTAACTTAGATGAAACTTACGATACATTCCGTAATGAGTTCTTAGCTTATGTGTTTAATGACTCAATTGATTTACCAGAAGAATATCCTAAAGACTCTAAGGATAAGGTAACAACCCTACTTGGTGGCTCTTACTTATCTGATGTTCTTTATTACTTACCAGAAGGTTCTAGGTTATACTTTCAGAATAGGTTGAAGAAGGAATATCAAGAGTATGAGATTACTTTCTCCTCAGAAGGATACGGTGTTTATTATCGTCTTAAATAGTTAAAAGCAGACTACTTCGGTCTGCTTTTCTTACGCAGGGTATTATTCCTATTACAGTTACTGTGGGGGAATAGTATCAGGTTTAAAAATTTATCTTTAAAATTATTACTATATTTAGGTTTTAGTTATACTAAACCCAGCAAACTTATTTTTAATTAGCAGTTTATCTGCTTTGAAAGGTCTAATTATGAAAAAAGTAAAATACTTGTCTGCATCTGCTCTTGCAGTATTGACTCTAGGATTTGGGGCATCTGTTGCTCATGCTGATATTCAAACTGACGTAATCAACGAAAAATGGGGCAAACCTACCCTCGTATATGGTGTAAGTCTTACCGATGCTCAAATTCTTGCAACTAACGAAGCTTTTGGTATCAAAGATGTGGGTAATGTAAACCGTCAGATTACAACTATTGATGATTACAACAAGTTCATGGGTACTCAGGGTGAAACTCCTACCCTTATCTCATCTGCACTAGTACAAAAAGCAGACAAAGGTAACGGTGTTAAAGTTAATATTAAAACTCCAAACAACATTACTAAGGTAACTGTTCTCCAATACCAAAATGCAGCCATCACTTCAGGAGCAAGCGACGTAAACATTGATATTGCCAGCCCAGTACCAGTAACTGGTGAATCTGCTCTAGTAGGGGTAACTAAAGCTCTCGAAGCCAACGGTCAAGAAGTAGACCCTAAACGTGCAGAGGTCGCTAACCAAGAACTTGCAACTGCATCTGACATTGCAGAGCAAAACAAAAACAATGACAAATTTGATTCAGCAGCCCTAGACTTAGCTTTAGCACAAATTAAAACTGATTTAGCTAAATACAAGGAGTCTAAAGGTAAAACAGCTGACAATGCAGAAGTAGAGAAGATTGTAAACAAAGCCTTAAAAGATAAAGGTCTTGACAAATTCATCACTGCAGAGCAAGTACAACAACTGGTTTCATTTGCAAATGCCTACCAAAATACTTCTGCTATTGACTCTAAAGAAGTTAAGGAGCAGTTAGAAAACTATGCAAAATCAGCATACGATTCACTATCTGAAAACTACAAGAAGTTCGTATCTAGTGACGAAGCTAAGGGTATGTGGGAGAGCGTTAAGTCATTCTTCGGTAACTTGTTTGACTATATCGGAGGATTGTTCTCAGGTGATAAGTAATTACAGTTTATCTTAGACTGGAGTTACTAATAATTTTTATACATAGGACTTGATAAGTTTACTCGAATAGGGTAAACTTATTTTAGTATTATTAGTTGGTTTATATAGGGGTACTAACTGTGATTATTTTAGTTAAAGACGACGCTAAGCTACAAGAAGATTCTCTTACTGCCGAGGTTGGTCAACATATTTATACAAAGGATGGTAGAGATTACTATTTTATTTGTAGTCTTTCTGACTGTATTGTCCTTAGAACTTCGCACTCTCAACATTCTGAGCAAATGACTTCTCTTCCAGAAGAGATTGTTGAGACTTTCCAGAAGCTTACTTTCTTGTATTCGGACGGTCTCAAAATTGAAGAAGAGTTAGAAGATGTGTTTGGTGGTGCTTACACTTATTACAACCACTCAATGAATGAGTTTTTCTTCACTCAAAACTGTATTGACTATTCTGCTGAAGCAGTGTTTGAGCCTTGGAATGTAGTTCTTAGTATGTCTAAGTACTGCGAAGAGGTAGAGGGTGCTATCTATATGGACGAGCAGGGCGTAGTACATGACTTGTCTGTGGAAGATGTTGCGGAATTGGGGTATATCTTCAAGGCTCAGCTAGAAGCTAATAGAAAAACAAGGCAATAAAAATTTATAGTATTGGGGATTTATCAAATGAATAATTCAATTAAGAAAATAAAACCTAACCCTTTTGGTAGAATAGGTTTGGTCGCTATATCTAAGAAAGAGCATAATAGTATTGGTGACTGGGCACTTCGACAAAAACGAAGACGTCAACTCAATGAGTTACTTGAAGAATTTAGGAAAAGAGCTCCTTTGGGTATGCCTAATCCAGCTACTGGGAAGTACAGTGATAAGCCTAGGATTATCAAGAGTGGTTTCTTTAAACCTAATGATTGGTCAGAAGTTAAAAACTAAATTAGGAGGCTCAAATGAACAACTTACAAAAAGATTACTTAAACTACGGCAGACCTGAATACCCTAAACAAAACAAGGGTTACACATTGCACTCTATGGCTACTAAAAACTTTGGTATGGCAAACAGTGTGTCAACTATTTACTATGGTAGTGTATCTCATAGAGTAGATGGTCATGACACGATTTCTATGTCACAAAGTCCTATCGTAATCAAGTCTAAAGAGGCTTTAGATGAAGCTATCCACTTCCTAAAAAGCAGTGGCTTGTTACCTCTATACTCTTACCTCACTGTAAGAGAGGTAAATTACCTTAGAGTTTACTACCCAACAAAGGATAGATACGGTAAACCAAAAGAAGTTCTAGGCGACCAGATAACTAAGGTTATCTTTGAACAATCCTTAGAACAAGGAACTCCTAGGTTCTAAAATAAAGGAATTGGTGGTAAAGGTACAAATTTAATGAATAAGGTAGCAGAAAATTTAAAAGAATTTGTTGTAAAAGAAGACAACTCACGTCATACTGGTAAAGGTTATGTTGTGGGGTATAGCCATTCAAAAGACTTAGCTGAATCAAAAGGTTCGACTAATATCTATCTAGGCTTACATGGGGGTACTCGCTCAGAGGAGTCGAAGACTATTATCTTTTCAGGTCACCCAATTGTAGTTACATCACATAAAGATTTAGAAGATATGCTCAGTCGAACTGTTAACGGTGGGTTAGTTACTTCTTTCTCTTACATTGTTATTGTACAGGTAGAGTACCAATTCCATAACTTATCTTCACTTGAACATAAGAACAGTGTAATAACAAGAATAAAGGATTCATTAGCTTTCGAGATAAGTTCTCTCAACATTAAGGATTTAAACAAAATACTAAATGAGGTGTAAGATGAAAGAAAAGGTAGTAGATAAAAAGTTCGAGGAAGTTGTAAAATTCCTCAACAAGTTAAAACAAGATGGTAGTTTAGGTCTTTATCCTAAATACTTCTTAGCGGAAGGTGGGTATGTTAATGATAGCAGATACATCACAGCTATTCGTAATCAAGTAAGATTAGTTATGGATGGTAGGGTATTAACAGATGACCTAAAGGTAGCAGTAGAACTAAAGCGCTTACTTTATAAAAAGGACTTCACTCTAGTTCCTTATCATATCGCTAGGGGGTTAGTATGAGGCTAAATTTCAAAGGTAAATTACTAGTTACCTTACTAGCATTGTCTATGGTATTGGGTTTATCTAGTTGTGTTTTAGGTGAGACTTTCGTTCGTCCTTTAGATGAGTTATCTTCAACTCAACCTGTCACAGCAGAACAATTCATTAATAGCAATTCTGATGAAGTTCATGTATATGTTCTATACAAACCATCTTGCCCAGTATGTAAAAAGTTCGGTGGCGATATTGTATCTGAGCTATCAGTTTTACCTAAAGAGCAGTACTCTATAACTAATGTTGCTGATGGTATTCCCGAATACTATATAAATTACTTTGGTGAGGAAGTATTTAAAGGCATTTACACTCCTTATGTAATCATTGCTAGGGGTAGCAATGTTATCTACTCTGAACGTATTGAGAGTGTGGATTCTTTAGCTAGTCTCAGAAAATCTATTATTTCTGTAATGGAGTAAAGTAGGACAAATGAGTTCCTACTTTTTTGGTTTTAATTACCGTGGATTTTTAGTGGAATTTGTGTTAAAATTTTAGTATATCTAGTTAGGTTAGTAGTTGGTCTAGTTACTAGGTCTGACTAGAATTTAAAACGGAAATCTTTATTTTAAAAGCAGGAGTTACATAATGAAATTAGTAAATAAGGTTTTAAAGTTCGAAGATAAAAGCAGTTTCTTTTATACTTCAGGTCTAATCGTTGGTATTAGTCTAGGTTTCCATTTTTGGTTTACTGACCAAGGCAATTTGATTTTTGGTTCTGTTATGGGATTGGCAACAAGTTGCTTTATTGGATTGGGGTACTTATTCTTAGCACCTACTAAAGACGCTAGTGAACGAGAGATTGCTACTAAGAATGGTTTAAGTATCATTATTTGTATTTCTATGGTTGCATGGCTTATTTTGAAAGTATTTTGGGGTATTTAAGATGTTTGAACACAGTAAATTATTGGCTAAAGGTGTAAACGAAGCAATTAAAATCTTAGAATCTAATGTATTATCTGTTGAAGTCTCAACTTCAGAACTCTATTCATTAGAAAATATTTTTTCTGCTTTTTCGTGGTATTGTGAGGAGTGTGGAGAACACAACGAATCTGACCTACGTTCAGGTTGTGAAATCGAATGCGAACACTGTGGTTCTTATTGTCCAGATGTTGACGACAATCACTACAAACTTGCTGACTTAGTTCATGAGGTGCTTATGAAACGAGGAGAATATTCAGAATAGATTGGAGATTACTTATGAAGAAGTTTGTTTTATGTTCTACATTTAGTGGAAGGTGTATATCTAATTTGTCTTACGACCGTAAGAACAAGCGTTACTATGTTCAACTTACAGATAATTTAAACGAAGCTAGAATATGGAAGACTAAAGCAACTGCAGAAGCACAAGCTAAGCGCATATTTGATTGGAATAGAAATATTCCTTTTAAAGTTAAAGAAATTAAATAGAAACGTTAGGGTTAGTAGATGAAAAGCAGTAAAATAAAACAAATGTTTTACAAATTAGAAAATTCAGAAACATCCGAAAAGTACAGGGCATACTTAAACTTACTAAGGGTACTAAAAGATATTTTAAGAAGTAATGGTTGTATCTTACCTCTCGGTATAGAAGGGTATAAGATTAACGCAGATAAGGACTCTGAAGGCAATCTAACTTTAGATTTGTATTACAGAAGACGTCATCTGTTTAGTTTGCATTTAAGATACGGTAGAGTGCAGTGTGCTGAATTACCTATATTTAGATTACACAGACCTATTAAGGTATCTGACCCTCGTATAACTTCTATACTAAATTTGGTAGATGTTTTGCAAACTTATGATGATGTATCTGAACGTCCTATCTTTTGGGATTTTACTGGTAGTCATAAACAACTGAAAAGCAAATACATCTGTTCAGACGGTATTACTCGGTATGAAAAACTATAAGGGGTATCTCATGACAAAACCCTATTACAAATATAAACAACAAGCCCACAACAAATTGGTAAACTTTACAATGAAGTTCCTCAACGAATTGGGAATTTGGAGAAATGTACAACCCGAAGGGTTGATTTTTTCTTATAACAACTTCGGACCAGCTATTGGTTCGCTAAGTATAGAATGTAATGGCGTAGTTATTGGTAGATTTAGCATATCTCCTTTTATTAAGCCATTTGTAACATTCTACGTTGACCACGAAAACAACATTACAGGCAACATTCCTATCTCTGATAAGGACTGTGACTTTATTGGTAAGTGTATTCGTGACTTAACTAAAATAGATGAAGTAGATAATAGGTACAAGAAACGTATTCAACTAGTGTCTAGCAACACGGGTATTTACTACTCATATAGTGTTCACAATAGTCCAGATTGTGTGTTTATTTGGGGAAATCCTAAACAAAGTAGAAAGTAAGTTGAGGTAAAGTTTATGAAGATGTTTGCTTTATATCATCCATTTACTGGAAAATATGTGTCTAATTTGTCTTATGACCGTAGGAATAAGAAGTATAACTTTGAACCTACTTATGACATGTACAAGATTAGGTACTGGAATAGTAGGTCAAGTGCAGAAGCACAGGCTCAACGTATATTTGCTTGTGATAGGAATGTTGCTCTAGAGGTCAAAGAAATTAGGTAGGGGTATCATGGCAGTAAAAGAAAGAGTAGTAAAACCTTACTACAAATACAAACAAGAAGCCTTTAACAAGATTAGACGTCTTATAGTAGGTATCCTAAAGGATAACGGTATCTTCGATGAGTATAATTTTGTATCTGAAGACATGCCATTCCTAATTCGTAATGTAGCTAGTGAAACAGGCAGTTATGAACGTATAAATTACTATCTAAACGGTATTAAGGTCTGTGCATCTTGGGATAATATGTTCCACATGACTTATAAACCAAGTGCTAAAATGAGGTTTACGAAAAGAGAGTACTCAATTCTCAAAAATAATATGGAGATTTTATTCAAAGCAGACTCTAAAGATAGTGTTTATCAATTCTTTGGCTCTGATAAGATACCTTACTGGTCTATCTCAAAAGACGATTGTGAGTTTATCTCCATGGAAGGTCAGAGATTTATAAATAGAAAGTAGGGTATATGAATGGCAAAGAATTATGTTAAAGCCTACCCAAAATATAGACAAGAAGCCTTTCACAAGATTGAAGGTGTTATTGTAGGTTTACTTAAAGAAGCTAATTTCTTTAAAGTATATCCTTTCCTAGAGAATGAACCTAGAGTTGTACTAACTTATGAAGAAATAGACTTCAAGCGAGAAGTTCAAGAGGCTCGAGGTGGTATGGTAAAGGGTTTCCACATCTTCGTTGGGGGTAGTTACTGGTTCACTTTAAAGGATAGAGATATACGCTCTATAAACATACGAAGAAAAGAACTTACCGACAAAGAGTATGACACCGTTTATAAAAATCTTGAAATACTACATCAGTTCCCAAGTGAGAAGGGTACTATGCTTGAGTCTAAGATAGGTAGAATTGTAAAGTACAGTATCTCAAACCATGATAATGCCTTTATTGGTCAGTTTGGTGATACTTATGACGAAAGTGTGAGGTTTTCAAAATGAGTAACTTAAACATTGTAAAACCTTACTACAAGTACAAACAAGAAGCATACAACAACCTTAACCAGTTGGGTAAATCCTTACTAGAGGAGTTTGGTTTCTATAAACAATTTCCAGAATACGCTAACGATGACCTTGTCATTTACCACGACCCATCTAGTCGTAGTGGTACAGTGAGTTTTTGTTTTAGTAGAGATGATATGAATAACCGCTTATGGGTATTCACTCTAGAACCTAACTTATGCATTCGTAAGGTATCTTTCCTAGAAGGTAGAACTAAGTTGACTTTAGAGGAGTCCCAGTTTGTATCAATGAATGTAATGTCTTGTTTTAAAACAGGTTCTAATTCTACGGTAGTTAAGAAGCTAGGTTCGGCAATCATTTATTGGTATTTAGGTAAAGACAAGTGTTACTTCAGGTGTGTAAATGGTTCAATTTACGTTAATGAAGGTAGGGGGTATCTAACATGACAGAAAGGCAGAAAATAGTAAAACCTTATTACAAGTATAAACAAAAGGCTTTCGCAGACCTTGTCAAGGCAGTGGAAGGGGTTACACCGAGGGTATGGAGAACTGACAAACCAGTAAATTTCTCACCTAGTGATTATGCTTTTGAAATCTCTTACACTTTAGGTAGTTTCAAGAGAATACTTATCTTTTATAAGGGTGGTTCTGTTGGTGAGATGGTTTATAGGGACGGTGCTTTCTTTAACTACTATGGTAGAGTAGGTGACTCAGCTAGAATAGAGAAAAAGAAAGTTGAACTAACTTTCAAAGAATTTAAGGAACTTAGAGATGCAAGTATTAACTTAGGTAAACTTACAGAAGATGAGCCGGATGACTTCTTAATCTCTTATGTTGTAAAGGCTTCAGAGAATGAGATAATACGGTATAATCCTTTCCCAGGAGGTGGTGGAGGAAATACCAGTGTATATTGGGTTAGGAGGTAACTACCAATGACAAAATCAACAGTAAAACCATATTACAAATATAAGCGTGAAGCTTACAAGAAAATACAAGAGGTAGCTAGACTTTTCTTAAAGGAGAATGATTTCTTCATTAGAACTGGCTTACCTCAAGACATTGAGATTACCCTTAGGAACGACACTAGCGTAGGTGTAAAGGGTAATATAGACTTCTACATTAGAGGAGAGTTTGTTTTATCCATCTTCGGTACTCAGGTAACAGGTAAGCGTGGCTATGATACTAGACCGTTCTTAACTAATAAAGAGCACGAAATTCTAACAGATAACTTACGTTTACTGTTTAAACATTCTCCTAGTCAAACCATTCCTTTGTATATTGGCGAGGCTATCAAGGAGTGGGAAATTACTGGAGAGTACTGTTTCTTTATGGGGTATAGTGGTTATCAGTATATAAATAAGGATTAGGAGATAGTATGAGCAAAGTAACAAAATACCCAAAATACAAGCAAGAAGCCTACTCTCGCTTAAATAAACTGTTCAAGGGTATCCTAAAAGAAAGTGGCTTTTATACTCAACACCCAGAACTTGAGTCTGATGGGTTGGTATTTAGTCATGACCCTAGCGAAAATATTGAAGGCGAGATTACCGTTTCTATTAGGGGTACAAATCTACTTAAAATCCGTGGTAAAGACTTAATCTATTCAATACCAGGGGGTATCCGCCTAAGTTTAACAAACGAAGAGCGTCAACTAGTAGTCGAAAGTATGGTTAAAATATTCAGTGTAGGTCGATATGATAGTGTAATTAACTATATAGGCGATGTACATAGTTGGTATATCTCTTCAGAAACTTGTAGGTTTTGTGGAATATATGGTTCCACTTACATCAATACTAAATCTTACCATCCTCAGATTATTGGTAGATTACCTAAAAAGGAGTAAAGTATGACTAATCACGTATCATATCACTCTAGAACTAGACTATTACGAAAACTAGAGGACTTAATTGAGATAGGTAAGTACGATGATTTTACTAGTCCTTATATAGTATTACTACCTCAAGATAGTATAAATTTGTGTTTACAATCTAGTATCCTAAACCTAAATAACGAAGTTGTAAGAGCTAAAGACTTCTACAGGTCTTATGGTTACATTAGTAGCAAGTCTATCTCTCGTATATTGGCTCAACTAATGACTGGTGTAAGGGACTCTCTATCCTTTAGTAGAGGGGTACTATCGCAGTCTCACGCTTTTAAGTTTACAATTTCTGACATTCAGTTCTCTAGGTATATCGTTGACCTCTATATAGATGGTCAGAAAGTGGGATACATTATCTCATATTTGTTACCTACAACTTACCTAAACCAGCTATATTACGATGAAGAAACCCGTAAACCAGCATTTTACTTAGAAAAAATCATGACAAAGTCCTACTCAACAAAAGAACAACTAACTTCTCTAGGTAACAGCTATTATGAATTAGCTAAGCCAGTACTTAGAATGAGAGAGTTCCGTTCTGAGTAGTCAAGTATATACAACTAGGTTTCTTCCTAGTTGTATTTTATTCTTTAATTGAGCTTGCAAGTAAACTAAAAGTTTGGTAGAATATATCTTGTAGGTTACTAGTTTAGTTAGCTTACGGAAGCCATATAACTCTTGGGGGTTTTATCTCCCCCTCGAAGCACTCTTAGCACAACGGGATAGTGCAGAGGACTTCTAATCCTCCGATACTGGTTCGAGTCCAGTAGGGTGCGTTAAAAATAAAAACTTAGGGGTATAATTATGTGTCAAATAGATTTTGAAAATAGAGATGGAGACTTGAGTCTAGAAGGTGGCAACGAAGGGGTGACCATTACTTGCCAAACTAAAGGCTCTTATGACTGGGGAGCGTACGATTTGACTAGGTCAGAAGTTGAACAAGTTATCAGATTTCTTCAAAAATGGAAGTCTAGTAACAGCTAACAAACTTAAGTACCTTTAGCTTAGATGGTAAAGCTCTCGGCTCATAACCGAGTGACCGTAGGTTCGAGTCCTGCAAGGTACATAAATATAAGAAGTGGAGTATTTATGGATAATTATTTAAATAGTAGTGATAGTTATATGCAGAGAATGAATAAAACTGCAAATTCAAAATTTAAAGTGGTAGAACCCTTTTTAGGTAAAGGCGTTAATATTTTAGATTTTGGTTCAGGTGTTTCTTCTGAGTTTATATCTGAAGTAGTTTCAACTGGAGCTAACTATTATGCATACGACATTTCCTTGATTGTCCAAACTGAGTTATCTCGTATAGGGGTATCTGTCCTAACTGAGTCTGACTTGTTAGAACAAACCACTCAGTTTGACGTTATTTACCTATCAAGTGTTTTCCACGAGATTATGAGTTACTTAAATCGTCAAGAGCGTACAGAAACCATCTCAATGCTCGTCGGTTGTTTAAAAACAGGTGGCTCTTTAGTTATTCGTGATTGGGCAAACCCAGACGATGATTCTGAGTCATTTACTCTCAAACCTGTATCAACTCTAGCTTTGGAAGAGATAAATACTTGGGTTCATGAACTCCAACGAAATTCAATTATTGGTAATGTTGAAGTAAACGAAGATGGTTCTATCGTAACTAACGTAAAAGACGCTTACGAGATTATGTTCCACACAGTTTGGGGTTTGAAGTCTTTGAGCCGAGAGTCGAAAGAACAGTATAATATTACTGGTGCACTTAGTAAGTGGATTCTTTCTCCTTGGAAGGACTGTTTACACTTACAGAATACCTATACATCTAAAGATGATAGCTACCTAACTTATTTACAGAAATACTTTAAGTTGGATTCAGTTCCGTTTGATACAAAATGTGTTTATATAATTGAAAAGAAGTAGGAGTTTACAATGAATAACCAAACATTAGTAAAGGTTAATTTAGATGGCGATGTGGTTCTAAGTTTCCCAGTTGAAGGATACACTGCAGGGTGCGGTCATACAACTTATATCTTAGGAACTATCTATAATAAGTTACCAAAACTCAGATATTTCTCTAAGTTGGTTGGAACTAAGGACTTAACATCGCAAGAGTACAAAGGTATCTTGGTATTTAACTTTATTTCAGAAGGAGGTTTCTAATGGGACAATTTGTAAGATTTTCGCTAACAGGGGTACTATACTTCCCTTATTCAACTAAGAAGTCACTAAAATATGACGCACCGAACTTTAAGAAAACTCTAAGAGGTTGCCTACTTGCAGACAACGGTTTCTTACCTAAAGAGGTTTCTGTTACTATGCTAAAGGCTAGCGATGTAAACTTCGTGCTGAGGACTGACGACGAAGAACGTCATTCCTTGTCTTATCATCTATCTATTTTGGCTCATGTGGACTCTATGTCTTATACAGAAGTAGATAGTTTAGTACACTCAGCTTTGAAGAAATCTCTCACTAAGCATGAGGCAGGTCTTGTAATCTTCTCATCTGTATCAGAAGAGAAAGACTCTCAAAATGCGAGATTACGCTTGGGTAGTCAATACCACTTCAACAAACGAACTGGCTTGGTTTATAGTCCAGTAAAGGATTTCGACAGCCTACCGAAAGGGGTATCTTCATGGTAAACTCATTAAAGAATGCCTTAAATTTATACACTTGTTGGAGTCCAATCCTTGCTTTACCTACTTGGATTGTATTGGGTATGGTTACAACGTGTATCTTTGGAGCTAAGTATGTGTTACTTCCTGTATTCGCAGTGCTAATTCTTACTTGGTTATTTGTTGCAGTTTACTTTGAGTCTTACTCTTCTTTACAGGAGAGTTTCGACAAAAACTTAGGAGTAGGCTTGACTGTTTACAACACTGTTGGTTTGGTGGTTCTCACGTACCTAGTTTTTAGTTACTATGGGGTATTACTTGTAGAGATGACTCCACCTATTTGGAAGTAAAGGGGCATTAAATGACCGAATTTAACGTAAGTTTATTAGCAAATATTAGCTTTCCAAAGTTAATTGACGATAGTTCCCTAGCTGATAGCTTTAAAACTAGTCTATTAGAGGAAGATGGTTTTTATAATGAACGTATTCTAGTATCTCTAAACCCTATTCTTGGCTCCAATGCTAAGAACCAGCAAGGTTACAAGGAAAATGAGTTTTTATACTCTCTTGTTATTACTGGTTCAGCTACGTCTATTTCAGCCTTACGAATAGGTCAATTTTTGAATAAAGTGCTTAACAATTTTATAGAAAATCATGCTAGTAGTTACTTTCTGTATAGCATGTTTGTAGAAGATTATAACAAAAAGGATTTTTGTATTCTAACTAATATGAAGGGGTAGTTTTATGTCAGATAAGTATGTAAAGAATGAAGAGTTACTTCATCCAAAACGTTATATGCAAAACAAGATTGAGTCTTGGGACTTTACTTTGAAGTCTTTGTTTCCTCATACTATTGCCACAGTAGTTGAGTATGTTATACGTTACAAACACAAGGGTGGTTTACAGGATTTAGAAAAGGCAATAAACTGGGCAAAGAAGGCTAGTGAGTCTTATGAGTATATTAGGTTGTGTCGCCCCTTAGTGGGTAGTCGAGAGAACTACTTTGAAATTGCACCAGTAGTTAGCGAAGAGAACTTTCAAGACTTGAATGCTACACAACGAATGATTATCAACGAGGCTCAAATCTTAACAGCTTACCTAGACAAGAAAGAGAAGTTTGATAAAAGTATTTCTAGCATTATCGAGTTGCTTGAAATCTTGATTGAAGAGTCTAAGCTAGAAGGTATAGAATAAAGGGGTATCTAAATGTCAAACATTAAAATCAGGTTCACTGTTCTAAAATCGAACTTACTAACAAGTTTAGTAATATTACTCTTTCTATCTACTCTGTCCTATTTCTCTAGGTCATTGTACGATATTAGTGGGTTAAGTGTTCCTTATGAATATATTTTCTTAGCACTTATACTCTTAATTGTAGTTATAGTAATGTCTATCTTGCTAAATTTAACTTACATTTTTGTATCTGAGCCTTTTAGAAGTCCAGACGAAACTAATAACTCTGTAGACTTACTTAGTTACTTATTTGACCGATTATTCCATACTACAAATCCTAAGGAGTACGAAAGAGCAGTTGAATTAGGGATGAGGTAGTTTTAATATGGCTAAAACATTTTATTATGCTATCAAAAATACAAACCAAGTAGTCAACACTTGGGACGAGTGTAAAGCTATCGTAAATGGAATGCCTAAGGCTCAGTATAAGAAGTTTTCTTCCTTAGAAGAAGCTAATGCATTCTTAGAAGGTAAGGTAGTTACTACAAAGCAACCTGAGGTAGTACCTTATGAAAATGAGCAAGGTATTAGAGGTACAATTCGTCTTATTGAAGATACAGACCCGTTTACTTTAAACCTTTATGGTACAATCTTTGTAGTAGACGGCTCTTTCAACTCAAAGACTGGTGTCTATGGTGGTGGGGTAGCTATCTATGACTCTAAAAAGAACTTACTAAATACCAGTACTATTCATGGCAATAGAGAGGACTTCGCAGTTTCTCGTAATGTAGCAGGCGAAGTTATTGCATTTGCTAATGCTATTGCTCTAGCAGGCAAAGTAAACTTAAAGTCAATTACAGTTGTATGCGACTATGAGGGTATTGTTCGTTGGTCAGCTCCTAAATCCGTATATGTACGAAATCAGAGATGTTGGGGTACTAATGATAGTTCTCCTATCTCATCTTATATGAATAGTGTTCTAAGGGGAGCAAAATCTATGGGAATTGATACTATTCATTTTGTTTGGGTTAGAAGTCATACTGGTGTAAAGGTAAATGACTTAGTAGATACCTTAGCAAAGAAGGCAGTTGGAATTGAGTAAAGGGGTTTATTTATGGCTAAAACACTAGCAGAATTTAAGAGAAGCTTAAAGGTTGGCGACAGAGTTAAGGTAAATAATTTTGGCAAAAACAGAACTTATGTTGGGTTTGTTACTGAAATACATACAACTTACTTTAAGGTCGCTAGAGAAGTACCAAAAGAGTATTATGATGAATATTCTCCTATCTTAAGGGAGTCTAGTTTCTTTATTAAGCCCGACTCTTTAGGAGATGACCATTACTATGCAGTTTCTATCATTGAATGGCAAAAAGCTAGAGATAGTAAGGTAGTAGGAAACACACTATACTTTCTATGTTATCCAAAAACTCTAAGCAATGGTCAAGTACTATCTTATCCTTACAGTAGTATTCCTGTTGGTAATGTGTGGATGAAGTTAACAGTAGGTTAGTAAAGGTAAGGTTTGTAATTTGCAAGATTCTTACTATTAAAATGGCTTTACTTCCTACTTCAGTTAGTGTATAATGGTTATAGTTGCTAGTAGTGATACTTTCAACTTTGCTGAAACGAGAAATCCGTTTTCTGTGTGGTTTCTTTGGTGCAGTGACTGTAAAAGGTTTCTGCATCTTAGCCTATCACTTAGGTGAGGGTGGTAGGTGAGGTAGAATAATATTTTATCCATATTTATCTTCAGGTACTCACGATGTGAAAGTTGTGGGTATCGTACCCTTGCAGAGTTAGTGGTATTTTTAGCGGTAATTCCACTACTTGTGCACTTATAGGGGAACCAACTTTAAGCCACCTATACGACTTGGTTGGTAAACATAGTCATTTGTGGAGTGACACTAAAGAACCACCGTAACAAGAGTAAAGCGCTAACTACTTGTTGGGGTATCTGCAGCCCTAGATAAAGTGTAAGTGAGGTAAGCTCACATATTAGCAATGTACGGATGCAGCCTGGAAGTCCGTTAAATAGTAGTCCTAAATCTAAACAAGAGTTTTCGGAGGATGGTAGGGGTGACAGCAGAGCTAATATGAATCGATAACTCAGTTGGTAGAGTATCAGACTTTTAATCTGAGAGTCGCAGGTTCGAGCCCTGCTCGGTTCATGGCAAAAAGATTGCATGAATTCTTAAATTCGTAGCAACTAAGGCTCACTCACTGTAAAAGGTGTTTGAGTCATAGCTAACATAATTCGGCTATTTTATGTTAGTGAGACAACTGAAACTCTTTCTAAGTTGTTTTATCGTTTTATCTCTAGGCTTAGTAGCTTGAATAAGGTTGCTAAGTCATTAAAGTCCTTTTGCCTAAGAAGTACAATTTCTAAGCAATAAAAAGCACTGGCAATATCTGTCTGATTGTACTGGGCAGATGTCTAAAAACTTGTTGGTTAAAAGGTTCTCCAACATACGATACCAGGAGGCGTTAGAGGTATCATTTTTATATAGGCTCGGTAGCTCAGATGGTAGTAGCAGTAGATTGAAGCTCTATGTGTCGGCGGTTCGATTCCGTCTCGAGCCATTACATTGTGGGTTTAAGTGATTACAACCTATAATATTTAGATACCCAACTAGTGAGCGTTGGTTAGCTTGCAAAGGGGTATCTAACTCATCCGCCATAACTCAATTGGTAGAGTGCCTTACATCGGTAGACACTGGAGTTAGTCGCCAGTTATAAAAGGCAAGGACATCAGCCCCTATCGAATTAAATAAACAGATGCGTAAGGGAGTTGCAGGTTCGAGACCTGTTGGTGGAATTTCTATGAGAAAGGATATGACTACTATGGTATTTGTACACCCAGCAAAAACTTATGATTTTAACACACATAACTTATCGGTAGATAAAGTAGAAGTCGATTTTACGAAAGGTTTACCAGACGGGGAACGTAGTGTTACCTTAAATGTATATGGTCAAGTAGTTGCTAAGAAGTCATTTCTTTCTAAGTTAGGTTTTAAACCGAAACCTCAGAAGTATAGAATTTCCTTAGAATACAGTGTACTTTTTGAGAACCAACAAGTTACAGACCAATCGTTCAATGTTTTTGAGATGGGCTATATACTTAATGAAGAGGGGCATTGGATTCTCAATGAAGACGTAGTTGAATTAGTGTCCAAGGGTATTAAAACTTCTAATAACTTCGCATTCATTACTGAAAGTTTTAATGCAGTTAAGCCTAATCTCTATTTAGAAGTTAAACGTTTATACAACAAATTCGGTTTTTAGTAAACTAGGGGTAGCCAGACACAGGACTTGGCGAGTGTGTCCTCCGTCCGTACAACGGAGTTCTTAGTGCGCAATGAGAATACGGTGGTTCGATTCCACTATACCCCATTATATTGTCCTAAGCACGACACAAAACTACTGGGAAAGAAATCCGTTATTCCGAATCAATACGGGAAAAGTGAGGTAGATTATCTTATTCTACCTCCACCCCAAAAGGGTTTGAATTCATGTAAAGTCATTTATTTTGTACCACAACAGTGTGCAATGCTTGAAAGAGGGTTGCTAAAGTTCTTAGAGCAAGTTTCTTGCTCTTCGTATTTCATTATCGGAAAGTAGCTCAGCTTGGTTAGAGTGCGTGCTTTGGGAGCACGAAGTCGCAGGTTCGAATCCTGTCTTTCCGATGCCGAAAAGATTGTAGTGAAATAATTCATTGCAACTCGGCTTACTGCCTTGAGAAGGGTAGTAAGTCTTTCTCAATTGACATGAGGTATTATATTTATAGGCGCTAATAGGGAAATTGGCACACCCACCCCTGAGCTTGGAGGGGGAGCCCATTGTTTGGTTGTAGGTTCGAGTCCTACTTAGTGCATACTTAGCAGACGCAAACTTTAGAGTCAGTAACGTTAACAGTCAAAGTTTTCGTGAAGTTATGTCCTAAACCTCTGCTAAGTAAATTACTCTATCATGTTTTGAGAGGTCTCATGGTAGAATTTCACTTTCTATAGTAAGGGGGTATCAACTTTCACAGGTTGGTACTTCATAGCCTACTAAGCTTTTGGGTAAATTCTCTTAGTAGGTGAAATAATCGCATGGCATAGCCATATTTATTAACCTTCGTGGGTATCAACTGTAAGAGGTTGATACCTATTAGCCTACTAATCTTTTGCATGACGTTTTTATTAGTAGGTGACTTTCATCTATGTTTGACCACTCTTTAAGGGTGGTATCTTATCTTTATAGAATTATATTGTAAATTGGTGCACTCACTTTAAAAGGTGCTTGCATTGTTGCCCTATATGTAGGGCAGTCTTGTTTGTCTTGTTCGTTCAATGAACGGTAGGGGTAGCTAAGTGGTACTGCGAGGGACTTTGACTCCCTTATGTGTCGGTTCGAGTCCGATTACCCTTATATTAAAACTTAGCTGAGGAGATTAAGTTATGGTACAACAATACGTTAGACAACATGATGGATATGGTAATTCGATTTGTCTTTACTACCAAGAGATACAGGCAACTGTTAATCGCTTTAACAGAGACTCTGTTGTTAGTGCTAACGGAATATCAATTAGGTTAACAGGGGAAGCAGAAAGCTATGCCTATCATGCAGTTCTAAACTATAATGGTATAAAGATACAATTTCTAATCTATGCAGACTTAAGTTGGGGCTTGAAGGACACTATTCTTGCATCTACTGAGAGCGAATTTGCATATTTCACTGCTTGGAACTTGTGGGTTAAGTTTACAGGTTTTAGAGGGGCTAGGTAGTATGTTATCAAACCAAGAAATTGAACAAGGAATTAGAGAATGGCAACGTAAGATAGGTATTGGTTCTTATTGGTCACCTATACATAATGGTCAAGGACGTGAACTCGTAGTCTATGGGGTATATTACGATAGACGAATAGGTACTTTCGTAGTTGATTATGGTATCGTAAATACTTTCATTCCTAATGGTAACCCCTTAGAAGAAACCATGCCAGTCTATAAGTTCACTGACGGTAGGTTCAAGAAGATTAGTGGTTAACTAGTGGGTATTTTGAGCGAAAGGGTTGATTGTATGACAGACAGAAACATAACTTACACAGAACCCAAACAAAGGATATATAACGAGTTTAATTCTACATTATTGAATTTCATTTCTAAGGTAGTTCGTGTTTCCAGTCCTAACAGCAGAGATAGATGGTGTTTACCTAGAAACTGTAAATTAGACTTTGAAACTATAAACCTAGGTAATAGTCTTAAAAGAATAGATATTTACTTGGATTTTGCACCAATAGCAACAATAAGGGAGCTTAACTTAAACGGTAAAGTTGATTTATACTTTATCAAAGCGACAAACATTAAACGAGTTAAGGGTATCCTACAGTTTGAGAATCCTATACCTCTTAGCGAAGATGTAATAAGTTCTCTAAACCAGCTTATTAAAAGTTTATCAAGACTTCCTAAGAAGTGTGATAATGTAAAGTTAAACAGCTTAAATGCTTATGTATCCTCCACAGACTTACAATATTACTTTTCTACAAATGAGGGTATTAAGGTTTATTCCAGCTTAAAGAAGGTATCTAGATGTCAGAAATCACAGTAGAACAACGAATCGCCTATTGGAAGAAGAAGTTAGGTATTGGCTCAATATGGGTTACTCAAGAATTCAATACTGCTTATCTGAAAGTAATGCGTATTGAATACGACAAGAGTAACGACAGAATTATGGTATTGTACCAACGAAAGGACACTCCAGGCTTAATTCATCAAGAAGAGGTTAAACACTTCTTGGAATACACTGTAAGTCATAGGGTTTAAAGAGCAGGAAGGTAGTAGAAAGATGAAAATAATCAAACGTAACGGAACAACGGTCGACTTCGACGTAAGCAAAATTTATAATGCAATGCACAAAGCAGCTAATTCAGTGTATTTTGTAACTGACGACCTAGACAGCAACCTAAAACAGATTGCTCGTACTATCGAAGCCCAGTTATTAAAAAACGGTATTGATGCGATTACTGTTTCTATGATACAGGCTTTAGTTGAAGAAAAGTTGCTATCAGCGGGGTATCTCCATATTGCAGAGCACTACATTTCTTACCGACTACAACGTGATATTGAGCGAACTGACTACAAAGATAAAGTCATCGTTCACTTACGATTAGAACAGGTTAGGTAGTATTACCAAATACTTTATTAGGAGTTATTTATGAACAAAATTAAATTGCTAGGTGTTCTAGCTTTATCGTCAGTAGTCTTGGGTGCATGTTCTTTGCTACCTAACCATTCAAAAGGTTCTTCTGCAACAACTGAGCAAGTTGAAACTACTAGTGAGGCAGAAGCAACTAAAGAGAAGGTAACAAAAGATGCAACTATCCTCTTAGACTCAATCTTAACACAAGATGACACCAAATTCAAAAAGATTTACGGTGAGTCTTATGAGAAATGGTCTGATGCAGTTATTGCAGTTCAAACAAGTGAGAAAATCAAAGAAGATGGTCTTTCTCCAGCAGCTACTTACTCAGTTCAATGGATAAAAGACTTCCAAGTTGAGACACCAGAAGAAACTGTATCAGGTTTCCTAAAAACTCGTAGAGGTCTGTTTAAGAAAATCGAGAATTACGAAATTAAAGATGTTACTATAGATGACTCTGGTAATTCTGCTACTGTAACTTTCAATTCTAGGAAATTACATTCTCTTGGTCTAGCATCAGCGGTTAGAACTGTATTAACCGAACTTATTGGGGGTATTGATAACCTAGGTAAGTACAATACAGCAGGTAATACAAATGCTGACGTTAAGAAATTCCAAACTATTTTATCTTACTGGATTTTCCGTCACCTATACCATAACGACTTTAACATTTACTCTAATGTCGACTCTAACCTAGTAAAAACCCCGTACACATCTAACGATTACGATACGGAAATTAAACTTACTAAAGACAAAGACGGTAATTGGCTAATCTCCCAAGAAGATTACAAAACTCTTACAACTGAGTTGATAGACAGGTCTGAGGGGTATAGTTCTATCACTTATGATAAGCCAAGTAAAAAGTCTGATTCACTAGAAGATGAAGACAAGAAAGAAACAACAGAAGCTAAACAAGACAAATCATCTAAAGATAATAAATCATCTAAAGACGATAAAGATAAAAAGAGCAAGGACTCTAAATCTAAAGCAAATGTTTAGTATCAGGTTATGCAAGTAGTTTGTTAGCGCAGGCTACTTGTTTATTTAGTTTGAGAGGTAGTAGAGATGGTAAAGAATAATTTACTAGAATATTCCAATAGGTTAAATTACTTACAAACAGAAGGAACGTTATCTGAGCTACTAGATTTCTTGGGTATGCAATACTTCGACGGTAGTAGAAAGAAAGGTAACGAACATCGAGATGTATATGAGTTCATAAAAGAAGGTACTATGGCGATAGAAGTTATCCTAACAGAATCTAAGGTTCGAATTTGGAGTAGACTATCTGCTTGGGATAATATACAACAAAAAGATTCTTTTTGGTACATCTTGTTTGATAAGTATCCAGAAATAGTAAAGAGGTTAATAGACTTACTAGATAAAGAGTACTCATACTTAGGTTCATTATCTTATGAAATACGTTTAGATGGTAAGTTTAAGGAATTCAAGAAGGAGTACTTAGATGACTCTAATGAATGTTAAACTTAAATTGCAAGTAGTTTACCTTACAAACTGCTTGCTTTTCTATTAAGACTGTGTTAAAATAGTTGTATAGTTCGGTTGGGGTATATTCCTTAGTCGGCTAAATTATTGGAGGTGTTTAGTTTGGACATTAGTGTAATTGTAAAGGGTTGTGACGATAGTACAGACTTTGAATTAGTTTGTACTAAAGAGCAGTACGCTTTCTTAAGAGAGCTTGCAGGTGCAACTCAAACGGTATCAACTTTTTCATGTATGCCTATTATCATATTACAGGATAATTCAGGAGAAGGGGAAGACGTTCCAACTAACTCGAACAACCTTAAATGGGTAGAAGAGCTAGAAGATAACGGTGACGATAATTCTCACTATGTACTAGACACCACCAAACTTTAATATTCAGGGGTTGAATTGGATTCGACAGGCATTCAAGGCTAAGAACTTCACTCCGTGTGGTGACGTTAACACCAAACCTAAATATAACTGCAAAAACAGTACAACCAGTTGGTATGGTAGCCTAAGCCTCGGCTTAGTTGCCTATCAACACAAACAAATTACCATTTAAGGTGAGCGACTATCTGTAAGTGACTATACAGTTAGTTGCTATAAACTCAGTCACTCGCTAGTAGGGGTATCTCAACCCTCTAGTTAAATTAGAGATATAGCTTTAGGGTTTGTGCATTTACCTAAAGTCGAATAATTAAATGTAGCAGAGTGCAATAGAGTTGTTAGTTAAGATTGTTTGGACGTGGGTTCGACGCCCACCAGCTCCATTGGTTGCCACCACCACAATAGGTGACCAAGTTTCATGTCCTTTTGGTGAAATACTCGCCCTTATTACTTATTGTTTGAAACAGTAAGGTAATTTAGTTTTTCAGTAGAGTTGTCTTATATCTCCATGTATGTTAAACTAGTATTATCTTAGCTTGGGGTACTTGTTATCCCTTACTTAGCATCATTCGTCTAACGGTAAGGCACAAACGTTGCAAGCGTTTGAAATGGGGTTCGATTCCTCTATGGTGCATTGTGTTATTTATGCAGACTATGTTTAATTGAGTGTTTTGTGTAGTAACGACTACCAAACATCTGCTAAATATTTGTCTACATGGGGTGTCTAACAGCCCTAAGTCCTCAAATGTTAGGTTAACCTTAAGGGTAGAGATAGAGTCAGCGTATTGAGGCAGTATGCTTAAGGGCTTTATTCTATGGTATTCTCCTACCGTAAAGAAAGGTGTGGTATAGGTCAATCAAGAGTAACAAATTCACAAAAGGCTTGCAACCTATATCGGTAACCGAGAACAATCCGTATAATAGCGGTGGCTTGTTCGTTGAAATAGAAACGGAACTTTTGCTTTATAGATTAACTTCTATTAAAGTCTTTGGGCACACCTTATGATGTGTGCAGTGTAAACTACAGATGAGCTAGTTTGCACAGGGGAGGTGCAACTCTAATCGACGGAGGTTTTACGCAACTGTAGATGTGGGTTAGAGTACAGACCCTATTATTTTTGGTAGGAAGGGTATTCAATGAGAGACGATACAGTTAAAGAGTCACTAAACACAGCTTTAGTGTATCTTGCAGGAAATATCCATGCTTCAGCTCTTTGCTTTATGGCTTTTGTACTTGCTTATAAGTTACATATTTACTTTGGCTTTCCTATCCCAAGTCTTAATGGATTGTCGGTTGCCTTAGTAGTAAGTACTATCTTCTTTAAAAAGATGATAGAAAGAGAACTAGCAGAGTCTGGTATTTCAATCAAAGATGCCTTACCTAACCTAGCTAAAAGAACCTTATTAGGGGTACTTGCCTTAGTTTTAGTTCTTAATGCTGACACAATTATTAATTACATGGTAGAGTTTAATCGTTGGTTTTTGTATGAATTTAAATAAAGCACTCATGGCGGAATTGGCAGACGCTCAGGACTTAAAATCCTGTGTCCATTTGGACGTCCGAGTTCGACCCTCGGTGGGTGTATGTGGTTAGAGGTAATCCCATGTAAAACCTCAAGCATTTTCGATCTTGCAGTATCCACATGGTGGACTGAGGAGCTCGCTCAGGCGTAAAACGAGCAGTCAATCTTTTCTTTTTACATGCAGAAGGCTATCTGTCCTCTTAGTCGGAGGCTCCTAAGGATAATGAGGGTAGCTGAAAAAGGATTGTGCGTACAGATAGGGTTAGTGTTAGCACCAATATGCTAGGGGTGACTCCCTCAAATACTTTATCTGTAAAAGTGATTTTGCAAATCACGTGGTGGAGCCTCCTATCCACTAAGTACTTACATAGTCTTAAGCAAGCAACGGCTTTTGATGAATCGGAAAGCGTCTGAGAACGTACCTCTCTGTCGAGGTGATACTGGTTCGAATCCAGTTGTAAGTATAGCCTAACTCCCATTAGGCTAGTCCAACTTCTTTTTAATCAGACTATTAGGGAGGAGAAGTCCTCCATTGTTAGGTAACTCAGGTTACTTTGTCGGTTAGAATCCGACCGTAGTCTTAGGCAAGATATCTTGCCTATTTTATTAAGTTTCCTATTTATAAAGCCACTTTCTAAATTTTCGTTTTTACCTCTGAAAATATACCAAACAGGCTTGTATAACGCAGTTCATGACTGATAGGAGACATTCTAGCAAGGGGGTATCTTATGTCGCAAGAATTTCTTGAAAGAACTTTAAAATATCTTCTTTGTCAGAGTTGGTATCTTTCAGGTGCTAGGTCTTTGGAGTCTAAAGAGGCTTTCGACTGGCTCATGCAAGAAGAAAACCAACAACTCTATCTTTCAGGTAGCGATGACAGTTTACCTAAGTTAGTTAGGTTGGCTAAGTACTTCTTAATGAATGAGAAGAGGAGTAAGTATTATGTTTTTCCAGACTTTATCGTACTCTAGCATAAAAGAAATCTTGAAAGAGGTTAACACTACCTTAGTTAAGAGGGGTACTACTGGTAAAATCATAATTACTGGTGGCTCTGCAATATCTCTTTTAACTCGTGGAGAACGTGTAACTACTGATATTGATTATGTTGGTAGTCTTGCTTTAAGTAACTCCGAATTAGCTAATTTATCCTTATCCAACGACGTTGAAGGTATTCTTATTGTACCAGCTATTGAAGAGATGACTTTTGATTTGAAGTTTACATACTCCAATCTGGAAGTTTATGTTCTATCTTGGGAAGATTTAGCTATCATGAAGCTTTATTCTACTCGTCAAAAGGATTTAGAGGATTTACAGGAGTATATACTCCCAAACATTCAACTATTTCACCGTCTTAAAAATAGGTTGAAGTATTATGAATGTGATTATGTTGGTAACTTAAATGACCCAGACCTCAACTACAACTCTTACTCTAGTTTGATAGAAGGTCTTAAATCTAGTCACAAGATTGTCGTCTGTGAAGAGGGTATTTCCTTAGAAAAAGCCTTAAAAAGCGCTCGTATGTTTTCTAAGTTTAAGTCTTATCCTCATCAACACCTTAACCTAGACCTTTTGTTAGCGACTCCTATTGAGAAATGCTTACAGGTCTTTGGGTTCAAGGAGTATATTTATAAAATAACTAGCTACGATTTCCGTATCTAGCCTACCCTAATAGGTTAACCTATAAGGTTTCGCTCTTCGATGGGTGATGGGGTATTCTCAAGGCTGAGAAGTCTAGAGATTTTGCTTATCTGCCTAAGCAATGTAATACACATATTACACATATTACACATTTTACACATATTACACATTTTACACAGAAAGACACAGGTGATACATTATGGCATTTGGTAAAATTAAGCCTAAGGCTATGACTAAAGAGGCTCTTAAAGACCTCTCAGCTCAAGCGCAAGAACAACGTTTCTTTACGTCTGTTCCTAAATCAGAAGACCCAACTAACTTCCCAGTATTTACTCTTGGTAACGAACAATATCTTGTATATGTTCCTAACCACACAGTAGTTGGTGAAGATGGGGTAGAGGAACTTCGTCAAGACAAACCGTTCATCCACACTATCGAAGTTAATGGACGTTTCCACAAAATCCGTTGTACCGATGGTATCGAAAGCGAAGAGCTTGGTTTGGATGGAACTTGCCCTATCTGTGATGGACGTAGCGTAGTTGATGAATATGCTCGTATCGAAGCTGACAAACTCTTGGTATCTCAAGGATTTGAAGCAGGCGACACTTCTGATGAGGCTCGTAAAATTACCCGAGGAATCTATGATGGTCGTGCTATCAAACGTAAATCACGTAACCTTACTTTCCCTATTGCAGTATTTGAACGTACATTGACTAAGAATGCTAAAGGACGTGACGTCTATGAGCTTGTACTCGACAAAGATGGGTATCCTAAATACCAACTTATGTGGTACAATATTTCTGAAGCATTGTACGCAGGAAGCGATAGCCGTAAAGGTATTTGGAAGAGCGAACTTGATAAACGCTCAGAAGAATTTGATACTGACTATGTGACTCCAGCAGGTTTGTGGTTCACTATCGAAGGTCGCTACGTTGATGACCCTCAAAAATGGTCTGCACGTGATGCAGCTACTCAGTTCTCTGTTTCAATGTTGCCTAACGGACCTAAGGGTATCGATTCTGACCTAGTAGAAGAGCTTGCTGAAGAAATCGACAAGTCATCTGAAGCTTGGACTCCAGAAAAAGCAATCCAAATGGTTATCGCTAACCACTTCTTGCCAGTTGATGAAGTTAAGGAATCAGTTGAAGAACTTCTTCAACCTCTTAAAGATAAAATTGAACTTCACAAAGCTAATCTTGGAGCAGTAGTTCAAGAAACTCCAGCAATCGAAACTACTCGTCCAAAACGTGGTCAGAAGGCTCTTCAAGCTTTAGATGAAGAAGACATTGATGACCTTGAAGATGACGAATAATTTTTAGCAGGAAAGGTAGTGTAGGGCAGAATACTCTACCTTTTTTGTTCCCATTATGGTAAAATAGTATCAATAAAATTTATTGGAGTATCTAATGGTCACACAAAAAGTATATTATGGCTCAATGGTATTCATACCTAAGAAAGCTGAAGTGGAAGAATACTTAAAAAGTAGAGGTATTGCCACCGATGATAGGTCTAATGACTGGTTAGTCCTAGCAGGAGGTGTATCTCACCATAAGGAGAAGCTTGTAGAGTGCTTGGGGTATCTAAGTAAGTTTTACTCTCATGTGTTCTTCGTTTTTGGTAATGTAGATTTTCACTTGAGGGAACAGAACTATCTAGACTACATCTTGTCTGTAAAAGAAGACTTAAGTAACTTCTCTAACGTACATATCCTAGATAATAGGGTAGTAGAGGTAGACGGTTTTAAGGTTGCAGGTTCTTCTGCTTGGTATTACTTAGCTGATAACTATGCTAAAGCCCAGTGGGGTACGTTATCTTTTGACTTTGCCAATGTACACCCTATGGGTTATAAAGACTCCAATGCTCACTCTATTAAAGATAATGAGTTCCTCAAATCTTTAAGGGGCGAGGACTTAGACTTACTCATTACTTATTTCCCACCTTGTGAGGGCGATACTGAGTGTGCAAATCTTGAAGGGGTATTACTTCCAGAAGATTTACCTTGGATTGCAGGCAAAGATATCTTCGATGAAGAAGATATGTTTAAGGTTCGTGATTACTATGTATTTGATAACACTATGTCAACATGGTTCTACGGATTACCTTACTTAGAACTTAAAAAGAAAGAAAGGACATCTTAAGTATGGCAAAAACTTTCTCAAAAATTACTAGTATTGAGCTAGAGAACTTTATGGCTATTAAGAAAGCCACTCTATCCTTTGATGAAACTGGTATCATTAACCTAAAAGGGTACAACGATAGTGGTAAATCAGCGGTAACCCGAGCTCTTGGGGTATTATTCTTTAACCAGTACAAGCAAGCACAGAAGAACTTCATTAAACATGGTGAAAGTTTCTTCCGTATTATCGTACACTTTGATGATGGTATCTCAATTCTTCGTGACAAGTACATTAATGGACCATCATTATATGAGATGTACGAAGACGGCAAACTTATCTTTACTACTAAGGTAGGTAATACTTTAACCCAAGTAAAAGAAGTTCCTCTAGAAATCAAAGAGTATCTGTCTATGACAGAAACCTCTACTGGTAATTATCTAAACAGTCAGTCTATCTATGACAAACAGTTCCTAATTCAAACCTCAGGTTCTGAAAACGTAGAACTCTTGAATGGGGTATTGAAGCTAAAAGAAACTAGTTTAGCCACAACTGACATTAAAAACGATATTAACACTCTAACATCTACAATAAACTCTATTGTATCGGAGATTGAGTCTATCAAACTATCTCTTGAACGATACGAATATATCGACCAAGGTTTTATCTCTTTACTTTCTGAGCTTGATGCGATGTATGAAGAAGCTGAACATCTTTATAATAGCTACAAATATCTAAAAGATCTACTAATTGAACGTTCTAGTTTGGCTATCAACACGCCTACTCAAGAACTCATAGAGTCAGATAGTTATGAGATGTTGATACAACTCTCTAATATGCTTTCTAAACTATCTAAGTTAGATGTCGCACCAGAAGTACAAATCATCGACGCAAATTCCTTAGTAGATTTGCTTGAAATTGCCGAGTTACAAAAATCTCGTCAAAACTTAAATACCTTAACTCTAGAACTTCAGCTTGTTGATTTTAGTAGGTTAAATAAGCTAAAAAATCTGTTAAATCTCTATGAAAAATATAGCGATTTAATGGACATTATTAGTTATATTGCTGAGGATGAAGAGGCTGTCAAAAATGAGATGTCTAAGATTGAGAAGTATGCTATTAAAAATGGTATTTCTATCTCACGTTGTGATAACTGTGGCTCTCTAGTTCAAGGTACAGTAGGGCATGTTGATGCGTAGTAAGGAGGAGGTTAACTTATGAAATTTAACATACTTAAATGGTCAATCCGAGTTTGGGATTTAGTTGTTTTCCTTTTTCTCACAGGGTATTTCTTCCTTGATGGGTTCAAGGTACTATTTGATGGCTCTCCTTATCTAGTTAAGGCTTTTGTATGGACTGGGGTAGTATTGTTTTTCTACTACTCAATCATCTCTTGGTACAAAACCATTAAGCAAGCCCTTATAAACGTAACAAGTTCTAAGGAATTTGAAGAGGCTCCTACAAGAGAAGAGTTAAAACAACAAGAATCACAATGTGATTTTGTAACAGGTCAAGATGAGGAAGGAGAAGAGTAATGCCAGTTTATAGTGAAGAACAGTATTACCGCATCGACGGTAAAGGTGGTTTAGTAGTCTTTGGTGACACTCACTTCTCTGCAATTTTTAAAGGTAATCACATTAATTACCAAGAAGAGTGTCTTGATGCGATGGCTAGAATGATTGAAATCGTTAAAGAGCGTAAACCTAATGGAGTAGTCTTGTTAGGTGACCTTATTGGGGTATCTGAACGTTCAATCCGTGATAAACGTTTCCTAATGGAAGTTACTGTTTGGTTACAAACTCTAAACAACTTAACTGATGGCAATGTTTATATTGTTAGAGGTAACCATGATATTGGAGATTTCCCAGACTTTGAATACTTCAAGGGTGTAGGTTTGCTGAAGACTCCAACAGAGTTAGACCATTTCGTAGACGGTGTTCTTATGGCTCGTTACCATTTTGTAGGTTACGGTGAAGAATCTCGTCCACTACGAATGGAAGGTCTTGATGAAGGTGTTTACCAAGTTGTATTTGGTCATAACGATTATAAGATTTCAGGAGTAACTACTTGGTACACTACTAAAGGTGGTATCGAGATTTCTAAACTTTATAATTTCGAGGGTGTTTCTTGGATTATAAGTGGGCATATCCACCAACCTAGTCCCGAAGTAAAAGATACTGTAATTGGTAAAAAAGCAATTAAATTGTTCTATCCAGGTGCAGTTAGTAGGGTATCGGCTAGTGAAACCTATAATAATTGTTACTACTTTAACTTATTCTATAATGAGAACGAGCACGCTCTAGATTACAGTGCTGAACTCTTTGGGTTGAAGCCTGCAAGTGAAGTATTCGAGGAAGTTACAGAAACTATCTCCGAAGAAGAACAACTATCTCAAGAAGAAAAAGAAAAAGCTAATAAACGTCTAGCTGAAATCCTAAAAGAGGCAATGGAATTTAAGTTGTATGAAGGTAACTTGATTGACCAAATTGACCGAATTCCAGGTGCAACAGACGAAGGAAGGGCTAAGGCTAAATACTATTTACAACGCTCGATAGAAATGGTATAATAGTATTAGCTATATATTTGGAGGTTTTACATGAGCAAACGAAGAGGCTTTGAGGTGGTTAGGGAAGATGTCCTAGCTAACCCAAAACCAGTAAGCATCGAAACTAATCTGACTGGGTTAGAGATTTTGTTACCTAAGCGTAGTACAAGTCATGCAGCAGGTTATGATTTCTTTATCCAACAAGATATCATCTTACCACCAGGCAAGATTATCCTTATCCCTACGGGTATTAAGGCTTACATGCAAGGTAACGAAGTTCTAAATGTCTATGACCGTTCGTCTAACCCTATCAAAAAGGGGATTGTACTTATGAACTCGGTAGGTATCATTGACTCTGACTATTATGGAAATGAGTTCAATGATGGTATGATTTGTGGTCAATTCAAAAACATCTCTGATGTTCCAGTTACTCTGAAACGTGGTGAAGCTTTTATGCAAGGGGTATTCCAAGAATATCTTGTCGCAGATAACGATACTACAACTACACAACGTATTGGTGGATTTGGTTCTACTGGTAATTAAGAAAGGATTTTAATATGGATTTACTAGAACGTATTAAACAAGTCAATAAGCAAAGTGAAGAAAATAACAGAAAATCAGCTCAAGCGCAGGCTCAACAACGATTGTTAACAGAACAGATTTCCGAAAAAGTTGCTGAGTACGAACAGGAGTTTGGAATTAGTTTTCCGAATATTGAGGACGAAGATAAGTTCTCTAAATTCTTGGACAGATTGGTACGAACTACGGAAGATGAGTTGCTAAAACAAGTTGAAGTAGCAGAAAAAGTAAACCAACTTATCCTAGATGGCGACATCGAAGGTGCACAAGAACTCTTGGGGTACGACTTTGAAGCTAATCAAGTAGATGACTCTGATGAAGAGGACATCGAAGAAGATGTAGCTGAAGAAGATGATACTGAAGAGGAACTAGCTGAGGAAGTCGAAGAAGTCGAAATCGATGAAGAGGATACCCCAGAAGACGAAGACGGGGATATTGAAGATGAACCTCAAGAAGAGGAAATCTCTAAACCAGTCCGTAGACGTCCTCGTAGAACTGTTGTATCTAATGACTTAGACCTAGATGATTTAGAAGATGAAGAACCAGTTGAAAAACCTACTAAGCGACGTAAGGTGGTAGAAGAAGATGAAGACCTTTCTCCTTTCCATGCGCCAGAACGTAGGGTAATCAAGGACGACTTGGAAGACGAAGAACCAGTCGCAAAACCTAAACGTACTCGAACTCGTAGGGCAGTAGTGACTTCTAACTTTGATATGGACGGTGAAGACACTAGCGTATCTTTAGAAGAGCTTAACAAGGTTGCTCAAATTTCTCCTAAAGGCAATCCCCTAGAGGATGTTGAGGAGGAAGAAGTTCCTACAGTAAGACGCAGACGTCGTAAAATGGTAGCAGTACCTGACGAAGAAGAGGTAGACGATTACGTTGCTCCTACTCGTCCAGTTCGTAGTGGTGGAAGTTTTAAATTTGATTAAGGGGTATTAAATGGCACACTTTTTTGTAGAATATGATAGCTTGGTTGGGTTGCTTTCTCACGCAACCTCTGTAACTTCTGACTCAGCGTTGAAAGACTCTGATAAGACTGTAGTCTTTATGATTCATGAAGACGGTGACAGCATTATTGCAGCGAAGAACTCAGATTTGATGGTTCGTGTTGCCTTTACTCCAGAAAAGGTAGAAAAGGCAGGAAATATCCAAATCAATTCTTCAGAATTGGCAAAAATCTTGGGTACTTACACTTCCCTTAGTCGCACTAAGGTTGATTCTGTAGAGTTTCGTGAAAATGAAACTAGGGTGCAAGTAATTGTACACGAGTCTGACTTAGACGAAGAGCAAGACCTCTTTGGTGGGGTAACCTCTTATAGTCTTGATAACATCAAGATTAAAGACCGTCTATTGGAAGACCTTAAACTTAAGTTTGAAGAAGAGTCTGCTGAGTCTGTAAATGTAACTGAATTGGATATGGTTCTATCTACTCTGATTCCAGTTATGGACTCTAAGAAAGGGGTTAACAACAACTTCATTCACTTTGCAGACGACGTTATCTTCGTAATGGACACTCGTTGTCAGGTATTCTATAAGAATATCTTACCAGAAGTCCTACATAATGTATCTCTAAGGTACACTTCTGTTTCTTACATGAAGAAGATGTCTGAAACTAGCAACCACTTGCTTATGGTCTTGCAAGGCAACAAATTTGCAGTACGTTCTGAGGATGGTTCTATTGAAGCTTTCATCAATTACATTCCAGTACGTTTCAACTACAAACCAACATACGAAGGTATCACAAAAGCAAATGGTGTTATCCTTGACCGTAAGTTCTTGAAAGACTTGCTACGACGTCTAAGCACTATGGGTGCTGATGCAACCTTTACCATTAAGGAAGATGGTGTCCATATCCGTACAAACGATTTCTCTAGGGTAATGCCTATCAACAATGCCAAAGGAGACATCATGGGTAGTGAGTTTAAGATGAAGACTTCACTCTTATCTTACATGATTGTCGGAGACGATTCTATCATGAGCTCTAACTTATTCTTGTACTTGGAAAAAGCAACTAGGGGAGTAGGGTATCAGTTATCGATTTCCGATGATAGTGGAGCGTTCATCTCTACTACACGTACTAGCTAAGGGGTATCCTCTTAGCTAATACTTCTCTAAGAAAGGAGAAACTGTATATGGGAGTGTATTCTTCTAGTATTATTTCGCTAAAGCGTGATTTGAATGAACGTTCTCGTTTAACGCAGTTACTTGAAACTAAACGAGAAACGGTATTCAAAAAGGAAAAAGAATATGATACCTTAGTTGAAGCGTCTAAACTTATCGGTGCAGTTGCTGATAAGCAGGCTATGGAAACTCTAGACTATATTACTGCAGTAATCAATAAAACTCTTGGAGAGCTCTTTAAGTCCGATACACGACGTATCTATCTTAAAAAGCAAATGCATGCAGGTAGGTATGCTCACTTGAAAGTATTGCTTACAGATGCTGAAGGAGTAGAATATGATATGTTACTCCAGTCAGGTACAGGTCTAAGACAGGTTATCTCATTCTTGTTCTGTTTGTGTTTAATCCAAATCTCAGGTGGACGTAAAATCTTTATCCAAGATGAGCTCCTAGGGGGTACTCACGGTGCAGCTAAGGAGGTCTTGAAGCAGATTATTAAAATCTTCGCTAAAGAGTTCCAATTCGTTATGGTTGAGTATGGTTTTGACGACATTGGTAAAATCTATAACGTAGAAAAAGTAGGTAAAACCTCCGAGGTCATCGACTTAGATGGTCAAGATTATGTACCTAACGCTATCTACATGTTCTCTGATGCTGAGGGCAATGTAGGTTTATCTGAAATTGAATAAACTATTTATATACACAAGTTCTTTATTTGAGCTTGTGTATTTTTTATATTTAAATAGCTATATTTCTTTTTCATCTAGTATAACTACGGTATTAGATAAACGTATTATTTAATGGAAAATTTTAAGTATAGATAGAAAGGAAGGTAATCCTCATGGGTTATGTTTATGATAGTGTAGTTGCCGTATTAGGTGGCAAATCGCTAGTAAATCCTACTAAAGAGGGGAGCTTAGTCCAGAATTGGTCACCAAATATGTTTAGACGTGTGGCTATCCTAACGGATGGGGTATTAGTTGAATACCATGGTTTTGACCACAGGGTTAAATCAATGCCTTTTGATATGATTAAGGTATCAGAAGATTTGGCAAGTGGCTCGAAATACAAGAACCCACTTAGACCTTTGTTTGAGTACAAGGCATTATCTTGTTTAGAGGAAGTATTTATTTCTGAGGCATTGGTTACTGACCAAATGGTAAAGACTTATTTATCTACTTTAGTTGCTACACATAGGTTAAGAGCTATTAGCTTAGTTCCAGCCAATGTTAATGTCAAGTTCTTAGAATCTGCAATAGCTCAATTTAATTCAGGCTCAACTGCATTAGATTGTGTTATCGGTAGTCAAATTTCAGGAAGTAAGACAAAAGAAACTGGTATTTCAGATTTCCATAAGCGTCACTACCTACGTCCGACTTTGTATAAGCTAGATGTTGAAGGTGGTAACCTTAGTAAGTACTTTGCAAAAGTTGAACAGATTGTTGAAAGCAACAAGTCTAAGAAACAACTCCAAAGTAGGCTAGAAGAATTAGTAAGTAACGATAAAAAAGAAATAAGTTTTTGGACTCCTATCTTAAAGCTATTGATACTTACTCGTAAATCTGACGTAGAGTTGAAAAAATCCCTAGTTTCTTTCACTAAGGAGCTTACAAATTCTGTAATGTCCTCAGGTGGTAGATATTCAGAAGAGCTTAAAGAATACTACTCTAAGCAAAATAATAGCAATGATTCTCTATTCGTAGCTTATAGGCAACTTGGGTACTTTAAAGAAGGAGCTCCTTTCCAAATTAAAGATACAACTAAAGGTTTCCTACCTCTACCAGAGTATATTGCAAAACGTATGCAAGAACCTATCAAGGCTCTATTTCGTGCTAACGAGTATGACTCTTTATCTTTAGTCAAGGTAAGCAAAGAAGCATCTGAAAAGGAAATTTTACTTCAAGTTGTTAAATCCTTGATTGCTGAACTAGAAGGTAAGGTTTTTGTGCCTGTCAATACTCCTGTTGAGGGTAGTGAAGCTGAAGAAGAAAGTTCAATCAAAGACGAACTTAAAGAGCGTATCTTATCTCAACTACCAGAAGAATTGATGTCATCTATCTTCAACTTGTGGCACGACTTACAAGAAGAGTATAAACAATCTGCAACGATTACTTTAAGTGCAAAAGGTACTGGTTTCCCTTATAGGTTCTCCGAGTCTAAAATACAGAAACTTGGCTTACCTAGGCATGCTGAAACCCTCGACCTCTTGGGGTATTGTGGAGGAGATGATGAACTTAGTCACCTAAGCGAACTCTCTTTTAGTGAAGAGTTGAACAGTCTTTGCCGTCAGGCCACCAAAACTAACTTCTCAGAGTTGTTAAGTAAGTCTTGGGAACGTTTATCTGACATTGAAAAGTGTGATTATATTATAAGGAGGTTAGGCTGATGTCCTATATTAGAGAAGCACTGCAGGAGATTGGTAAACTTCCCTCTCCTAACGCGGTACAAAACCTTGTAGTAGGTAGAGATTTTGTGTATGCAAGATTTCACAAGCCACTACAAGGAAAAGAATCCTTACT